CTCCTAGTATGCGCTGCTGCGACCGTTCACGAGCGTGATCTTGCAGGGTCCGCCATCGGTCGTGTTCCGGACGCCCCGGAAGCCGACATTGAAGCGGATTGCGTTGGCGCCCATGTCACGCGTGGTTGCTTCCCGCAGGTAACTGGTATCGCTCGACAGGACCGTGATCGAATCGCCATCCGCATTCGTGAATGCAATCTGGACGCTCTCACGGGTCGCCGCGAGGTACTTGGCAAGCTGGTCGGACCCGGCGTCAAGCACCATCGAACCGGTATACCGAATGCGGCCCGTATCGAGACGAGCCATATCCTGGCTGTTGTTCGCGTGCGGACTCGCTTCCTGCGACCGCTCCCACGTCAGTTCGCCGGATATCAGCGATGCGGTTGCAACGCCGGCGACGGTAAAGACTCCAGTCCATCCGAGAAACGGCTTGCCCGATGCATCCGCGATCGTCGTCGCCGTCGTGGTCGTCGGAAGCTTACCCATCATCTTGGCGTTGAAGGTCAGCATGCCCTCGGCACGTGCGAAGCGGATGCCGAAGGACGATACCTGGCACCCGGCGATCGTCCGGGCCTGTACCGGGTCGTCATTCTGGAACGTCCACGACGGCACCGAGTTCGCAACTGCGATGACGTGCGTCCCACCGGCAGCAGTGATGGTTGTCGAGGAAACCGTCTGGCTCGCACTGACCGTGTAGGTTCCGGTCCCACCCTGTCCCGAGATGTACGCCGTGATGGTGGTACCGGCAGTGACGCCGGTTCCGGTCAGGACCTGTCCCGTGCGGAGGACCCCTGATGTGACCGCGGTAACGGTCAGGGTCGTTGTCGCGATCGAACCGGTGACGACTGCCTGCGAAGAAGCCGCGGTATAGGTTGAGGACCCCATGATGCCGTAGAGGAAGTGCCCGACCTCGACGGGATACGCATTCGACTCTATCTCGACATTCGAACGTCCCATGCCGGCATACGTCGCATAGTCCATGCTGGCGTCGCCACGGGTGGCGTCATCAATGATCTCATCCAGTTCCGCGTCGGCGGTGAATGTCGTGAAGGGGAGCATGACCGTTGGCGTGACGGCGGTTCCCCACGTGCTTTCCTTGCCAAACTTGGCCTTTACGCTATTAGAGAGTGCCATTGCTCGAATCCTCCACAGGCGCCGGAGGCTGGACGGGGTCGCCGTCGTCCTCGTCTATGTAAAGCTGTCCGGCGAGGTAGAGAATGTTCCGTACCTCGGCAGCATGATCCTCTTCCACTTCGATGCCACCAGTGTGACCTATCCAGGTCTTCGCACCAATCGACACCTGAACGACTTCGTCCACAGTTTCAATCAAGATCATGTTGCCTCCGATTATCCGCCAAAATTACCTGCAACGTCAATCAGACAACGTAGCGTGACGGTAGCACCCGGTATGTCACCGCGGTCACCGTATTCTACCGGTTCCTGCTTGGCGCCTTCATACCTGCATTGCAGGCATGTCGCAATGCCTGATGCATCCTTGAGTGTCTGGTGTGCGTTCACTGCCTTGCGGACGCCGTCGATCGCGGTAAGCACCTGCACCTGTGCGCGGACCGCATCAGGCTGGTCGGACAGGATGCGGATTTCGAAGGTCTCATCGAGGTACTGCCTCGTGACCGGCACGTCACCCTGCCCATCGAACTCGGACGCCGCCTCGCTATCCCAGATGATGACAATCGCGGGCAAGCGCGGAAGGTTGTCGGGCGGAACGTCCCAAACGTCCCCGGCAAAGGTGGAAAGGTCGGCCTCGAGACGCAACCATCGCGCGAGGGCGGCCATCGTTGCAACTACGGGATGCGCCATGTCAGGCCGACCACGCTGCCTGGATCTGGTGGGCGGCACGCATTGCTTCGGTCCGCAGGAGCTTCGCGGTCAGCCTGCTCGTGCCATGGAACCAGTTGAATGTCTTCTGGCCCTTGAACGACGTTGACCGGTACTTGTACGGTGCGTTCTTGTTCGTCACGCGGATGCGCGGAATCTTGGTTCCCCTCGTCCGCCGGACACGGGCGAACGGACCCTTGCCGGACATTCCCTTCGGCGCCCGGCGACGGGCCGCATCGAGGGCAAACGAATACCTGAACTTGCCATCGGATTTCGCCAAGGATGGCTTCAGGATGACATCGGCGTACTTCGGAAAGATCGCCTTGTCCGTTGCCTTCTGGATCTTGCCCTTCGCGTCCCCGGTCAGGCGTGGCGCCCGGTCCTTTGCCTTCCGGTAAGCGTGCGTCTGGAGGGCAAGCATCGTTTCCTTGGTCGGCTGGATCCAGAACTTCTGCTTCGTCAGCTTCTCGACGATCTTCTGGTGACCGAGGACCGTGACACTGACCTTCCCAAGACGGGACGCAGTCACCCGGCCAAACCCGCGGGGTCCGGTCACTCGTGTGGGTATCGGACGCCCAAGCGTGATTGCAGGCATCTCAGACTCCCTCGTACCGCATCCGCTTGAACGGTGCGATCATTCCCCGCACGAATGGGTGCAACCCGGCAGCGGTCATCACGCGTGGCTCCGTAAGCACTTCGCCGACGCCAACGGTACCGTAGGGATTGGTTGTCTGCCGGTATGCAAGCACTGCCTGATGCGTCGCTGCCTCGCCAATCACCGGATAGGAGTAGGTGGATACGGTGGCGTCGACCGCATGCGATGCAGCGGTGGTGCCATTGCAGGCACGCGTCACCGTGACGTTGATGCCCGAAATGTCCGTGATCCAGAGTTGCTCCGACCCGATGAGGATCATCTGCCCGATCTCAAGCAGGGTATTCGCGTTATGCAGCGCTACCGACACATCCGCGGACCCGATGGCGCTATGGACGGTGGTCGTCGCGGTCAACTGGTTGTAATAGCCCCAGAGGCCCGTGATCTTGATCGGATACTCACCGGCGACAGGAAAGTAGTTCGTGTTGCGGGTCGGTATCTCGATCTCCCAGTACGGACGCGGAGGATACTCTGTCGAGGCATTCCTCGGTTCGAGGAAGTATGTGTTCGATGCCCACGATTCCTCATAGGTCCCGTCGTCGTTCTGGTCTACCTCAAGCGTCGTGACGGCAAGGAGGTCCTCCCCAGGCATGCACAACTCGTTGTACTCGTCCGTCTCAAAGTACTTGACCGCAACGATCGGGAAGAAGTGGCGTTCGCAGAACTGATCGATCTGGCGCGACACGTTCGAGATGGTTGCCTTTAACACATCATCGTCCGTGGTATCCGAGATTCGCAGCTGACGCTTCACCTGCGCGAGGGATGCGTACCAGTGGGGAACCGCAGGCATCAGCGTGGACGCCGTACCCGTGCAGCGCGTTCAGGAGCATCCTGTGCGCTTGCAGTCTCCACGTCAACCGCGGCCGGTTCGGATTCGACCGGCGCAGGGTCGGCGACGGGGATGGCAATCCCCGCCTCCTTCCATGCCTCCGCAATCACTTCGCTCACCTCGTAGAGGTGGCCGGGCACATAGGTCACCTCCGGTCCTGCCATTGACACGAGCATTCTGATGGTGACCATGTACCCCTCCGAAGAAAGAAGCTTGGGGCGGTTTACCGCCGCCCCACGGGATTAGGACGCTGGGTGCTGGTAGTACTTCACCGGATCCGTGCCGGAGTCGATCAGTCTGCCACCAGCACGTGCAAATGCCATAAACCCAACCTGAAGGTAGTCGCTGTATCTCTCTGAAAGACGCATGACTTGGATGCCTTGGACATCCCGCCAGTAGTACTTACTCAGCTGCCCGAACAAGAGACTCTTGGCTGAGGCTGCCGGCGCCGCTATGTCCTGATTGATGTAGTAGGGATATCCGAGAATCGAGTTCGGTTCCCCTACCGTCAATCCGGGCTGCCACAGCGGCCGTGACTGCCCGTCAACGAGCTTCTTGAGGACCTTGAGCATCGAATCATGCATCATGAATGCCGATCCAGGGCGATAGCTCGGGTCAATAGAATGCTCGAGGTCTACCAAATCAGCATACACAATAGTGGAGGTTTGGCCCGCCGCACCTGTCTTGCCTAGCGAGCTGCCCGTCACCAGTCCATACGGCTTGGAAGAACCGTCACCGGTGGTGAAGTGCGTGTTCATGATGCGCCCGAGACGCTCGCCGAGACGCTCCGCCAACCATGTCTCCAACGGGAAGAACGTGTCCTGAAGGAGCTGGAAGGAAACGCGGATCAACTTCGAGCTATATGTGAACACATCGATGGTCGTCTGGCCGAACGACACATCTTGTTCTGACACCTGTGCATTCTCTGAGAGGATCGCACCTGCATTTCCGGTGTCATCCGAGGTCGGGATGAGCAGTTGCCCACCGGTCGCGGTAGGGATGCGGGTGGCTACCTGCATCATGCCACCATAGGCAAGCATGCTCGTCTGGACGGTGGTATCGAACAGCTTGGAAACGGTGTATCCACCGGCGCTGTCGGTGCCGACGGCGAGTGCGCGAGTCTCCGGGAATGCCTGATAACCCGAAGCAAGTGCGTTCCGCTCCTCTGGCAGCAGTGCCTGCATGCCGTTCCGGAGGTACTTGCCGAATGCCACGTCGCGCAGTTCGTCATCGACGCGCGGCGGCGCGGCAGCAATCTCACGTGCGGCCGCACGAGGCTCGGGAATTTCGGAGTAGGCGTCACGCTCGACACGCTCGAGACGCTCGATGCGGACATCAAGCGCATTGGAAGCCGCGTCAAGCTTCTCCCACTGCTCGGTCTCAAGACCATCAAGGCCACGCTTCTCCGCCTCGGCACGTGACACAAGGTTACGCATCTGCTCAACGAGCGACCGGCGCTCCTGACGCAGTTCAACTGAACTGACCATTGCTAGATTTCCTTCTCAAGAATTGCCAACTTGCGTCGCAACAATTCCAGGGAGTGCCCGACAGGCGGCTCCGATTCGGGGTGGTTCTCCGGCCCCAGGCTGGTCTCGATGGATCGCACCAACTGCCGCAACGCTTCGACATCCTCCACGTCGAGGGTCTGGACGCGTTCGAACCGCGCCAGTGCCCGCATCGCGAGTGGGTCGAATGATGCCTGCCTGACGGCCGATGTGGTGTCAGGATAGGCTGGGTACGTCACGACACTCACATCATACAACCTCACTTCATTAAGGGTGCGTTCATCGATTTGGTCAACGCTTTGTGCGCGTTGCCATTCCTGCGCGATCGGCGAGAACGCGAACGATGACTGATTGATGTCTCCCCGTCCCATCGATGCCATGAGGTCCCGGGCATAGCTGGTGTCAGGGAGGTCGATTTCCATCCGCAGACCGACCGCATCCTCCGACAGGCGCAACGTCCCGGACTTGTTCCGTCCCAGCACGAAGTTCTCATTGTGATTGAACAGCGCACGGACATCGGCTTCCTGGATCGTCTTGGCGAATGCCCCGGGCCTGATCCGTTCGGTGTAGTCACCGAATGCGCCCCGTATCGTCGTCGGTGAGTTGAAGACAGCGGCGTACCCGACGATCTGCCGGGCGCCATCATCAACTCCGCGCACTTCAAACGTGGTCGAGGCAAGGTGCCTCTCAATACGGCGGCTCATTGGGGTACTCCTCCGGTTCCAATCAGGTAGGTGCCGGCAACGTCACGCCGGTCGCCCGTGCGAGCGCATTCCGCGCCGCCTCGGGCAGGTCAGGGTGCGACGCGATCCACGTCGCGAGTGCGAGACGTTCGGCGAGCAAATCCGCTACGACCTCCGTGCGCACCTGCTGCTGATCGTGCAATGCTCTCTCATCCGGTGTCAAAATTCGCAGCGTCACGGTACCCGTCTCACAGTCCACATCCAGCGCAGCAATATCCTCAGATTCCATATAAGGTCACCATTGTTCCAGAACTAAAGTTACCCGAATCAAATTGCAATTTTATAGTACTGATTGCAGACGTATCTTTCCAATATCCTAACGCCATTCCTGCAGCAAAAGCGGGACCAGTCGTCGAGTCATTCAAAATGTATCTCGCTTCGGCAAACTTCCAAACTGAAGTACTCGCATAATTGAAAATATATGTATACGTCGCGTTACCATAAGCGTAATAGTTGGTAGTTCCGTGTATGAATCCATGCAGCATCGAACTAATGCCAGACGCTGTTTGATCGTCGTATTTCGTGCCAGTCCCATACACATCGGAATTGAAGGTCAGCCTTGCGGACTGGTACTTGTTCGCTGCGCTGCACCGCGCATATGTGATTAGCAAAAGATTCGAAAACGTCTGCGGAATACTGCTCAAAGTTATTGTCGCCGTTGCGGTAGACAAGGTTGTTGACGCAATCAGTACTCCAACGTTTGACAACGTATGGACATGATCAGCC